TTTCAAATACCACTGAAAATGTAGATAGTGAGGATTGGGATTCAGTACCAGCCTCTGGTAGACCACAACCACCACATGCTGAATTTGTTAAAGCTGTTGGTAAGGTGACAACTGATATTAAATTTAATTTAATTCAAGATAGTGATACATTTGCAGTTTGGGATGCTGTTGATGGTATTGTTGCATTGGGTTGGGAAGATATTGATGCTTATGATGAATATCCAGAATCAAGATTATGGTTTTCATTTGGTATGGATAAAAATGATGTTGGTGATAAACTTTATGAAAGGGATATCCATATTGATTATGAGAAAGATAAAATAACAAAAAAATGAGAATAAAGAAGAGGGAAATTGTTGAAGCGGTTATTGGTGCTCAAGCAACAGATAATAACACCACAACATCAAATAATAATTCAATTGAATCAGTACCAAATCCTGATGAGCTTAAACAAGTTTCTGATGAACTAAAAGATATTAAAAATACATTAGATAATACAGAAATACCTTTTATTAAAAAAGTAGATGAAAATTTAAAACCAAATAAAAAAGTAATAAAAACAATTAAAGTTAAAGATTTAAAAAATGGCTAGTTATAAAAGTATAATAGAACACGCATTAGGTATGTCAAAAAGAAATTTATTGGCTGAAAGTCTTATCTACCCTGATAATTTTAAGGAGAGAATGCATCCTAATCTTGAGGAAGATTTATTAAACAATAAAACTTCTTTGGGTGAATCACCTTGTTTCCCAATTAGTGATGAAAGAAATTTTGCAACAAAAATTGTTGGTGAAAGATTTAAAGATGTTGTTAATGAAGTTAAAAAAGCATTTAATATTGATGAGATTGATAATATCAATTTAATGAAGGAAATGATGCCACTAGTTATGAGTACTATGGAACTTGAGAGTGATAATAAAAAAGAATTGGTGGAATTGGCTATTAAAATGGTTAGGGAAGAATTTGATATTCCAGACGATGTAATTATTGAAGCTGAATTAACCAAAGATATTGATTCTAATGGTACTAGTTTAAAACCAAAATCTGATATAGTTACTGAATTTGATGACCATGATGAAATGGAATTCGCAAATGATAGCGTATATAAAAGGAGATTTGTAAATGCTATGAATCAAGGTGCCGCAAAAAAAGTTAACCATATGTATCATTTAGCTGATAAAGAATTAACTGATATAAATCCAAAGTTAATTAATAATTACAAAAAAATGATGTCATCAGCTGATTATATGTATTATTTAGCACCAGAATTAGAGTCAACACAAAATGCTGGTAAATGTGATGTGGATTTTGGTTCAAAAGAAAATGATAAACCAACAACACTAACAGCTAAAGCAATGGTATTTCCAGTACTTTTACACGAGTTAGTTAAAGGTTGTATGGAAATATTATCAGCTCATGGTTTACCAACGAAAAAAAATATTGCTGAATATGTTATTAATAAATCAGATTTTGTTAAAGCTGAACCTTGGGATATGAGAATCGGTCCAGCATTATGGACAAGATTCTGTATGTGCATACCAGCTGAGGATTTTAATTTAAAACATCATGTTTATGCTGATATTTGTATATTGGAACCAAAAGAATTTTCAAAGGTTATGCGTGAGGTAATGGCTGGAACAAATAAAGGTAAGAAAATAATTTCCGAAATGATTGGGGAGATTAAAAATGAATTAAAAGAGGATGAATATAACCAAAAAATGAATGAGGATGATGGTTTATTCGAAATTGATGATTTGTTTTAAAAAATAATTATTAAGGTGGCTTTAAGGTCACCTTTTTTTTTGCTTATATCTATTATTTATAATTTTTATTAAAATTTTATATTTATTAATAAAACATTATGCTTACATCAAGCGAGATATTAAAAGAATATGCAAAATGTCTTATGGACCCAAAATACGCAATTGAAACGTATTTGCAAACATTTGACAAAACTCAAGAAGGGTTTGTACCATTTAAATTATTTGAAAGACAAAAATATATTGTTAACTCATTTGAACAACATCGTTGGAATATTGTAACAAAACCTAGACAGGCTGGTATATCAACAACAACTCAAGCTTATGCATCGATTAAATGTGCATTTGCTGATTCAAGTAATCCCGAAACGGTTATTGTAATTGCCAATAAATTAAACCTGGCAAAAAAGTTTTTAAAAGGTATTAAGGATTACGCATCACAGTTACCAAGATGGGTTTGGGGTCCAGAATATTATGGAAACCCAGAAAAAGAAAAAAAATCAATATTTATTAAAGATTCTCAAATTGAGATTGAATTACCAAATGGTTCAAAAATAGTTGCCGTAGCAACATCAACGGATGCATTAAGAGGGTATACACCAACATGGCTTATATTTGATGAGGCAGCGTTTATTGATAGAGGTGCTGAACTGTATTCAGCAGCGGTGACTTCACTTGGAACGGGAGGAAAATGTGTTTTAATTTCAACACCCAATGGTTACGATGAGCTTTATTATAAAACATATGAACAAGCTGAAAAAGGTGAAAATGATTATAATGTAATCGAATTAAAATGGTATCAAGACCCTCGTTATAATAAAGATTTACAATGGATTAAAGGTGATGAGCTTTTTGATGAGTTTGAATTCACATTAGATTCTTTTGAAGAAAAAATAAAACAAGGTTATAAACCAACCTCCACATGGTATAGAGATATGTGTAAAGGTATGAATAACGATAAGAAACGAATTGCACAAGAATTAGATGTGTCGTTTCTGGGTTCTGGGGGTAATGTTATTGATGATGAATATATAATGATGCATGAAAAAGAGAACCTTGAAAAACCTAAATTTGTTGATGATACATATTATGATGGGACTAGTGGTTTAATTTGGATTTGGAATGAACCAATTGAAGGTCATCAGTATATATTATCTGCGGATGTTAGTAGAGGGGATGGTTTGGATTTTTCAACATTTCAAATAATTGACTTTACAACAATGGAACAAGCTGTTGAATTTCAAGGGAAAATACCACCAGATGTTTTAGCTGAAGCGGTAAACAATTATGGGTTAAAATATAATGCTTATGTTGTTATTGATAATATAGGGGTTGGTCATACAACAGCATCAAAATTACAAGAATATAAATACCCAAATTTACATTATGAATCAGTTAAAACAGAAAAAGGTAAACTAGTACCAGGGTTTAATGTTAATGGTGTTAGGATTCAATTAATTAGTCATTTAGAAAGTATGATTAGAACAAATGCTATTAAAATAAAATCAAGAAGATTACTTAATGAATTTAAAACATTTATATTTAAAAATGGGAGACCAGACCATATGGCTGGTTATAATGATGATTTAATTATGGCCCTAGGTATGGGATTGTGGGTTATGGAAACCTCATTTAAAAAACTTAAAAAATTGGAAAGCCAAACGAAAGCATTATTGTCAGCTTGGCAAGTTGGCTCATCAAGCCAAAAAACTGATGATATATATAATACTGGATTTGTTCCAAAACAACAAAGAAATAAAAAAACAACTGGAAAACCAAATTTTAACCCAATTGTTGCAAAAAACATGCAAGACCCAAGAGGGGAATATCTTTGGTTATTTAGTGGTTTGAAATAATTTTATCTTTTATTATATGATTTTATATTTATATATAAATATATAATAATGGGACGTGATAGAATAAACAAAAGATGTTTTACCAGAAATACCAATGGTAGAAACACAACTCAACCTTATGTTTTCTGTGTTGATTTAGATTTAGCTAAGGTGCCAGGGTCTGGTGTTAGAAGAAATGGTTCAAATAAACCAAAATGTACAGCAACAAAAGGCTCTCAAGGTTATGATAATTTAACAGGTTATGTTTATCAATTAATAGTTGTTAATGGTAATCAAGAAAAATTAGCTTACGTTGAATGCGATTATGTTAAATAATCCATTTAAAAATTTGTTTTATTTTATTATATTTAAACATAACTAAAAATATAATATGGCAAAAAGAACTGTATTCCAAAGATTAAACACAATATTTGGACCAGAAGGTGTTAGACAAAATCAAATAACTTCAAACAAATATTCAATGAGTAATGATATATTACTTAAAACACAATCTAAGGAAGAATATGATAGTGTTAAACTACAAAATCAACAAAACAAATATTTAAGAAATGTTTGGAAAAAAGTTGATGGTGAACTATTTCAACAATCAATACACTATGAAACAACAAGGATTGGTTCATATACCGATTTTGAATCTATGGAATTCTATCCAGAAATATCAGCAACGCTTGATGTTATAATGGAAGAAGCAACCACAACAAACAATTTTGGTAAAATATTAAACGTATATTCTGATAGTAACAGAATTAAAGGTGTGTTAGAAGATTTATTCTTTAATAGATTAGATATACACGTTTCACTACCTATGTGGGTTAGAAACCTAGCCAAATACGGTGATAATTTTATCCTATTAAATCTTGACAACTCAAAAGGTGTACTAGGTGCACGACAATTACCAAACTTCGAAATAGAAAGACGTGAAGGTGATATATTAGATGCTATGATTAGCGCAAGAAATAGAATTAATGTTGAAAATGTTAGTGATGAAAGTAGTAAAGTCAAATTCTTTTGGAGAGGTAGAGATGTCGAATTTAATTCATGGCAAATTGGTCACTTTAGATTACTAGGTGATGATAGAAGATTACCTTATGGTGTATCAGTACTTGAGAAAGCTAGACGTGTATGGAAACAGCTAAATTTAGCCGAAGATGCTATGCTAGTTTATCGTTTAACAAGGGCACCAGAAAGAAGAATATATAAAATATTTGTCGGTAATATTGATGAAGAAGATGTGCCAGCATATGTTGATGAAATCGCAAATAGATTCAAAAGAACACCAATTATTGACCCGAAAACTGGTCAAATTGATGTT